AAATTGCTATTCATTATTTCCTCGTTTCTGAATTAGTGTCTACTATCACTATTTTGGGACTAAGCTTAAAGTCGAAGGAACATCATATTTTAAGCTATCTAAATTTTCTCGGTATATACCATTATATTGCTGATCTTGCTGCTGTGCTACCGCTTCTGCTTGTGTTCCTTGTTGTGGTGGCTTTGGACGACTTATCAACATGTAATTGTTTTTCCAGGCTGTATCTTTATTAACATCTGTTTTTGGCGTTTCCTCTATGCTAGAGCTTGCATAGGCATTTTTCCAGGCTGCATCATCTTTACTAACAGTTGTAGATAGAGAACTTGTCATACTATAGAATTTTTTAAGTTCTGGTTTATCTTCTCCTACGTACTGTTTATCATGTTCTGTTAAATCATGATTAGCGTAATCATATGCTAGTGTAACAGAAACTGTGCTAACGTCATCAGAAGAATAATCTAGTGTGCTAAACTTAACAGATTTAATTAAAGGATTAACTAAAGTCCAAGTCTCTATCGTATTGCCAAATTCATCTAATTCGTTTATTTTAATTTCATTTACAGGTGGACCAGGGTTTAGGTAGTTGCTTTCTTCACCGAGTAAAGCCTTTACTAAATTTTGCTTAAAAGTATAACTTAGCACGCTGATTTGCGCATTTGATGCCCCTGCGTAACCAGCTTTTGATAGGCGAGAAGAAAAATAGCCGCTTGTTGTATATCTATATGTCCCAACACCAGGTTTTCTTCCTCCTTGTGGGCTTCCTAATTCTTGTTGTTCAACAAGAATTCTTCGATTTTCAGTTGATACGGTACTATATGAAGCAGAAGCTTCATTTACATTATTCCCAATATAAACTTTTGAATATATTACATCATAAAATTCAATAGTTATAGGATTCCATGTAACTCTTTTTGGAACATTAATTACATTTCCAAAAGCATATTTCATTTGAGCGTGCTCTATTTCATACGACGGTCTTTCTACTGATTTAGCAAAAAAGATATTTGGCATATCATTTCCAATACTTATATACCATCTATGTGATTGCTTAACAGATAGGGACGTTGGTTCTGACCAGAAAGCCATCGATAGACCGCCGTATGAAATAGTTAATTATGATTAAACAGAGAATTCTGCCCAATCATATACAAATGTATATTCTGCAGTTAGTATACCGTCTTGGGCGTAATCAAAGTTACTCAACGCAACATTGCTTATAAATGGATTCTTTAGTATCCAATTATCCTCTACTCCTCCGCCTGGGTTTAACGTTTGTATTGATACTTCTCCCACTGCGGTAGTTGCTTTGATCTTTCCAACAGTCTGCAGTCCTGTTGCTGGTGTGCCTGTAAGACCGGTGCCACCTTTTGCTGGAAACCACCCTTGACCTTGTAGGAATTCATATGATCTCTTGGCAACATTCAGCGAACCAACTGTTGCATCAACAAATCTTATCTTCACTTGATTCCAGGTTACTTTTCCTGGAAACATATATTGCTTATCCATAAAGTGAACGGCGGTGTCGCCCTTTACGGTATAAGAAGGTCTATCGGCGTATTGCGCTAGGAACGTAGAAGCTTCTCCTCCTCCTGAACTACCTCCTAGATTACCGAATGTAACTTTAAATCTAAATTGTCTTTTTGGTTCTATATCATTATCTGCCCAAAATGCCATTTTTGTTCTCCTAAAATTTTATTGTTATTCTGCGAAAGATGCGCCAGAGTTTGTGACTGCAACATCAATTGCTACATATTCAATCGCTCTTGTTGGCTTTAAGAATATCTTACAATACATAATGTTTCTATCAATTAAATCAGCAGTTGTTGTGGATGAATCTAGTACAACCTTAGCATCATCTAGTCCGAAATTACTCTTAATAGACGCTAGGAAAGGCTCAACAACGCCCTTAAAAGAATTCCAGGTCGATTCAACATTTGGCTCAAATATAACTCTTGTCGAAGCTCTTGAAACAAACTTCTTTATATAATTTACTAATCTACGTACATTAACTCTATCTAGCGCTGATGGTGTTGATTGTAGTGTTTTCTGACCAAAGATAACAACACCCTCGTTTGGGAATGTTGCAATTGGGTTGATGTTCGCATCATATAGATCGTCTCTGTCAGATGCCACTAAGTGCATTGCTGTCTTAGACACGCCAATACCTGAGTTTAATTCGGTTAATCCACCGCGATTAAATCCTGCTGGCGCAAACCATAATGCCGCACGTGATTCTGTTCCAGCTAGAGCGCCAAGAGCAGCTACAGATGATGGTAGGAAGATGCCATCAGCGGCAGAGAATACAGCTGGGAAGTAAGCAGCTCCGTAACTATTATCAACTTCTCTTGCTGTCAGGTTATTTCTAACATCAACAGTGTTTTGTGGTCTAATTTCTTCGCCTGATTCTGTATCGTGTGGATATTGATAGTCACCTAGTAGGTCTATAACAGCCATGCAATCGCCTCTAGCTTTGCAAATATCTAGAATTCTACCAGTTAACGATTCTTCTTGTAATCCTGGAACACATAATAGGTTCATATCGATAACGTCTGGATCGGCAACCATATCTAGAGCTTGCTTAATCGCTCTGTGTGCTGGGTTTGTTATTGATGATGGATTTGCTGATAACATTACATTGCTGACAAACGCTTCTTGAACAGTTATATCTTTCGCGTCGAATCCATCATACATTGGGAAATCAAATCCTGCGAAGCTACCGCTTAGTAATAGGTTTGATGTATTAATTGTGGTTCCGTATTCATAAGAAGTTGTATTTTTAGCTACATACTCGCAGTGGAATATTCCTCCATCAAGATAATCTCTATCTTCGTTGTATTTCACTAAGTCAACTATGTCTGCGTTTTTTCTTGCGTGTGAAACAACACCAAATCTTTTTGATTTAGCACCAGTTAAAGAAATGTCTTTTAATAGTTCTACAGTAGGATATTCTGTGTCTATATCTGTGCGCGAAATAGAAACTGTTGGAGTAATAAAACCACATGGTAATGCATTTGGAGCTATATCTTCATTGCTCATTACTACTCTTACATAGGAAGAGCGGTTTGAGTATGATCCATTCTCGCTATATGTAGTTATCAGAATCAGGATCAAGATTTACGCCAGAGAATCTCTCTAGGACAGTGACAACCTGTGATTCCTTGAGTGGTCTAATTACAACGTCAAATGTACCATATTTTGTTACTGTTGTATTTTTTGAGGCTCTTACGTTTTCTATTGAAATCTTAAACTCTCTAGAAGGAGAGCTGCCTTTTTCAAGGCTTTCAAAGTGGAAAAGAGCGGTGTAACTACTTGAATCTTCCGTTGAAGTAAATTGACTTACTATGGTTGGTGATCTAGCATAAGATGCACCAGATAGATTTCTAACAGTGAACGCACCAGCATCAACTAGTTTTACTTTTGTAAAGTTAGAGCCAGTTGGTAGTGAATTCTCAAAAGTTTCTCCTAGGAAATATTCGTAGTCTTCATCATTATATTTTGTTGGGTTTGTGTTTAATACATCTCTGATGAAATGTGTACTTGTTGTATCAAAAGAAATTTTATGCCCTTCGCCGTTTATGGCGAGTTCGACGCTGTCTTTGTTCATGAGAGAGGTTGACGATGTGATTACATTTTTTGAATAGATAACTGCGGCAAGAGTACCTGTTAAGTTATTATTTAATGCGTGTAATTCGTACTTGTGAGCAACATTCCAACCAGGTAGTGAGCTTGGGGTTGAACTATCATCATCAGTTGATAGTTTTACACCAGCTAATCTTATAACTGTGACGGGTGCAGAGTTTTTTAGAAAAGCTTTAGCGGCATAAGTAGCTAAAGTTGGAGAGGTTGATCCATGGTTGGGCCTTTAATGGTGTTTCCAATAATAACTGGACCGATTGCTGGTGGTGCTTCTGGAATTAATGATTCATCAATTTCATTGATTTGCACACCAGGTGATACAAACTTAAATTTTTCTATTGCCATAAAAGTTCTCCTAAAAACAGAAAATTAAAAACTTATAATAAGTAGATGCAATTTTCTTCAAATTACTTTATTTTGCATCAAAAGTTCCCTCACGGGCTTTTATGCATTTTGCAGCTATTTCCATCTTATTTTGCGAATCCCCAAATAATCTTTTTGGTTCCGAAAGTGATACGATTTCAAAAAAAACATTGTCATAATAGACAAAATCACCTTCACGAACATATAATTCTTGATCTTCTGTTAGTCTACGTTTGTGGAAATGAACAACTATTGTTGGACGACGATCAACTCCAAAATTATTTGTTGTTGTTTTGTAATCCTGCCACTCAACAAGAGCATAAACATGTACAGGAGGAAGGAATGTTTTTGTTAAAGCCTCTCCGTACAGTGGATGAAAATCAGTATGTTCTAGGCTTATAGGATAATACACTATTTGTTGACCTATGACGCGCTCTATAAGCTCATCATTGATCTGCTTAACCAGATCTTTCTCTTTCTGATTCGTAAAAAGAGG